CAAGAAACTTTCACAGCTAGATACACTAACGAGACAATTGCTCTCGCTTTTGCTATCACTGAGGAAGCTATTGAAGATAATCTATATGACAGACTGGCTTCTAGATATACGAAGGCTTTAGCAAGATCTATGGCTCAAACTAAGCAAGTAAAAGCAGCATATCCGCTGATTCAAGGGTTGCCTACTACAGACAACTATGATTCAGGAGACGCTGTTTCATTGTTTAACACTTCGCACACTACAATAGCAGGGAGTTTCCAAAACACTCTGACTACTCAGTCGGATTTAAACGAAACTTCATTAGAGCAAGCATTAATTGATATTGCTGCGCTAACTGATGAAAGAGGTTTAAAAATCGCTGCGAAAGCTGTTAAGATGATCATCCCATCTGCTGGACAATTCACTGCTGAAAGACTTATGAAGTCTACAGGTAGAGTTGGAACTGCTGATAATGATATCAATGCAATCAAATCTCTAGGTATGGTTCCTCAAGGTTATAGAGTGAACAATTACCTAACAGATACTGATTCTTGGTACATTACAACAGATGTGCCGAATGGTATGAAACATTTCGAAAGAACTCCATTGACTACTAAAATGGAAGGTGATTTCGATACTGGAAATGTTAGATATAAAGCTAGAGAAAGATACGTTTTTGGCGTATCAGATCCTAGAGGAATATTTGGCGTTGAAGGTGCTTAATACTTAAACTTTATTGTGGCGGGACATAGTTCCGCCACAATCTTAAATTAGAAAGAAAAAACCATGAAAAAATTCCTAGTACAGATATGGGCTTACGATCATCACTCTAAATTTGAGGTTTTAGCTGAGGATAATGCTGAATCTATTGAGAAATCTATCCTTGACAAGATAGGAGAAAAGTCTATAAAGTGGGAATCAACAGGGATGTTTCCGGATGTCCCTCGAAGAATAACCTATGAGGAGGTTATCCATGATACAAGACCTGTACAAACAAAAAAGGTTCTTGGAGTTGAGGTGGCAGTCTGAGTATGAGCAAAGTGGTAAATATACTTTGGACATGCTCAAAATTGATAATGTTATTAAAGATATTATTAATGAGATTAAGGCTGAAGAGTCTAAAATTGCTGATAGAGAAAATAAAATCAGGAATTCTGCCCCCCAAGTTTCTGTGGCAACTTAATTAAACGCCACATCGCCGAAATCGTATATTTCCTATAGGATCTCTTGCACTCTTTACAAATTTCAGATATAAATAAATCACTATACAATTTTAAACAAACTTAAATGTAGACGCGTATAGTCGACTATCCCCTAGGGACTACATTTAAATATTCTAGGAGGAATATTATGGCAAACACAACGTTTAACGGTCCGGTTAGATCCGAAAAAGGATTTCAACAGATCAATAAAGCTGCTAGCACAGGAGTTATAACATCAAGGTTTTTAGGAACAAAACCAGATTTAACTAGCTTAACTGCAACAGTAGTGGCAACATCAGCTACATTAACTTACACAGCTAATGTAATTACGGTCAACAATTATGCGGGGGATGCTGCTCAAGCGGTAACTTTACCGTCAGCAACAGTAGGAACTGTAGTAGTTCATGCTCAATCAGATGATACAACTGGCGGAGTACTTACTCTTACATTTACTTGCGCTGGTAGTGATGTTTTCAGAACTGGATCAAAAGTGGAAAGTAGAGCCACTGGAACAGTTCAAACTATAGATACGTCTGCAGCAAGTGAAACGATATTAACGTATACACCTGCGAATGCAGCAACTAATAGTTTAACTCATGGTTGTTATCTGTATTTTACTTGTTTTGAAAAAGGCACTTGGAACTTTGCTCATGACTTATCAACAAGTAATACTGCCGATACAGGCGCAGCTGCTTGGAGTTAATAAATAATTAAAGATGCTCCTTCGGGAGCATCTTTTTAAGGAGATAAATATGAGTACATATCCAGTGGATATAAAACTAAAAAGAATAACAAGTAATTCAGCGAATCAAGAAATTTTTGCAGGGCCTGCTAGAGTTTTAGGATTTTCTGCAAATTGCACAGCAGGAGCTGGGACTATTGATATAGAGGATAATGGAACTTCACTTGGTATTTTTGGAACGCCAGATGGATCTAGTAGTCCTTTTGTGTATAATGTAACTTTTCCAGGAACTGGTTTGAGGTGTGAAACAAAACCAACCTGTTCTTTGGGTACTATTGCTGACGTAACATTTTATTACGGATAGGAGTTTAGATGGCTAATACGACTTCTGGCTCTTATATTTTTGATAAGAACCTAGGCATAGATGAAATCATCGAAGACGCATATGAACGTATTGGTCTTCAAAGTGTATCAGGTTATCAATTAAAAACAGCAAAACGATCTTTAAATATTTTATTTTCTGAATGGGGTAATAGGGGACTTCATTTTTGGGAAGTAAAAAATCAGAATATTAAATTAGTTGAGGATCAATCAGTATATACTTTTTATCGTTCGCCCGCAGATGGTGCATCTGAAGGTATTCCCACTACTTTATCTGCAGGAATAAATGCAAGTGTCACCACAATTGGTGTAGCATCAGTTACAGGGATGCCAACAAGTGGCGGAATTATAACTATTAATAGTGAACAAATTAGATATACAGGAATATCAACTTTAGACTTAACGGGATGTACAAGAGGAGTAAACGGCAGCACGGCCGCTACTCATAGTTCCGGAGATACTGTTACACAATTTCCAAATGGAATGACAGATATTCAGGAAGCTAATTATAGAGTGGTTTCAACAACTGTTGATACTCCAATGACAAAAATTAGTAGATCTCAGTATCAAGGATTTTCAAATAAAACAGCTACAGGTTTACCTACTCAGTACTGGGTACAAAGATTTATAGATAAAGTTACAATGACTATATATTTAACTCCTGGCGCAGCACAGGACGGAAACCTAATTAATTTTTATTACACAAAACGAATTGAAGATGTTGGCGCTTTTACAAATGCAGCTGATGTTCCATATAGATATGTACCTTCTATGGTAGCTGGACTATCCTATTATTTAGCAACTAAATATGCACCACAAAGAACACAAGAATTAAAATTATTATATGAAGATGAATTATTAAGAGCTGAAAAAGAGGATGGTTCTTCTAATTCTACTTATATAGCACCCAAAATTTACTATCCAGGAACATAATGACTACATTTTCACAGGGCAAATATGCATTAGCAATATCAGATAGATCAGGTATGGCCTTTCCATATAATGAAATGGTAAAAGAATGGAACGGCGCATTTGTCCATATATCAGAGTACGAACCTAAACAACCACAACTTCAACCCAAACCAACAAGTGCAGATCCACAGGCATTGCAAACAGCAAGACCTGCAAGAACAGAATTTGGAAGCCAGGATTTTTTACCTTTAAATCCTTTTACAACTTCATCTGATACAACTTTGACTGTTTCATTTGAAAATAATCAGCTACAAGTTAATGATGTTTTAAGGTTTACTTCTGTTAAAGAACCTGTTGGTGGGGTTTCAATTGCAGCTTTAGAATTGAATACGACTTTAAATGGAAACATTACTTCTACAGCTACAACAATTACTTTAACCGATGCATCAGAATTTCCTACCAGTGGGTACATTGTGATTGAAAAAGTAGATAGTACGACAGGAGCTATGGTAAGTGAAACTATTGAATATACTGGAAAGTCTACTAATGATTTAACTGGTTGTACCAGAGGAACCGCGGCCCCTTCTTATGGAAAAACTCCAATAAGTACCACAGCAGGTTCTCATTCTTCAGGTGCAAAAGTTTATGGATCGTATATAATAACTATCGTAGAATCATCATTTACAAATGATGCCAATAGTACGGAAACTTATAGTAATAGTTTTACCTGTACATTAGTTAACGCTGCAACAGGTACAGCAACAGGAGGAGGCTTTTTCGTTTTCGGCGGACCCGTAAACGATAGACCGTAATGATTAAATTTTTAAAATTTTTATGGAAGAAATGTTTTGGTGGTATGGGAGATTCTAGGATTAAAACAGAGGTTAAGGT